TGAAACTGATACTCGACATCACCCCCGACCTGGCGGTGCTGATGGCCGCCGAGATCAAGGCCGGCGAAAAAGCTGTCAGCAAGGCGGTGAACGAAGCGAGCAATGACCTCAAATCCGCCTGGCGCGTACAGATCACCGGCGCGGGGCTGGGTCAGCGGCTGGCAAACTCGATCAGGTGGAAGCAGTTCCCGAATGGCAGGCCGAGCTTGAACGCAGCCGCCGTGATCTGGTCAAAGGCCCCCGTCATCATCGGCGCGCATGAGACAGGGCCGCTGATCCGCTCGCGCAACGGGTTCTGGCTGGCGATCCCGACCCCCGCTGCGGGCAAGTCCGCGCGAGGTGGCCGGATCATGCCCGGCGAATGGGAACGTCGATCGGGGCTGCGCCTGCGCTTCGTCTATCGGCGCGCAGGCCCGAGCCTGCTGGTCCCGGAGGGCCAGCTGAACACGAAAGGTCAGGCGGTGGTGTCGCGATCAAAGACCGGGCGCGGCAAGGTCACTGCGCCGATCTTCCTGCTGGTGCCGCAGGTCAAGCTGCCGAAGCGGCTTGACTTGGCGCGGGATGCAGACCGGGCATTGGACAGCGTGCCGGGACTGATCGTCGCAAAGTGGGTGGAGAGGCGATTAGATCAAAAGTAAGCCCCGCTCATGGCGGGGCTTACCGGTTCGTCGGCAGTTCGTAGAGATTGCAGTTTAGGACAACATCAAGAATCGTTCGTTTCAACAATCGTCGACAGTGGATGCCTGTCAAACGGGCTTCCACCAGCTCACTTCTTTCTGCCTGCTTCGTAGCCTTTGTTGTAAACCTGCTGTTTTTCGTAGCTGCGCCCGCTGAACAGCGTGCCGGTATAGTTGCCGTCAGCTCCGTCCCTCGTGCCCTCGCCGTGGGTGTGGCCATGGTTGTACGCCTGCTGTTCTTCGTAGCTGCGTCCGCTGAACAGCGTGCCGGTGTACTCGCCTTTTGCCCCGTCCCGCTGACCGTCGTTGTTGGCCTTCTCCAGATCGTGCTTTCCCATTTTAGCCTCCTTTGCTCATTAGGGCCGCACGCCAAGGATGCATTAACTAGCAGAATCCCGTATCTCAGTAGGATCAGAGAAACTGAGACTCGAGGTGTAGACGTTGCCAGTTCCCATTAATGCCGAGCTTTTGAAGTCCTTGCTCGAGGCTCGATTTGGTTCAGTGGATGACTTCGCGGTGGCTTGGGAAGAACGCCTCAAGGAAAAGCGGCAGTGCCGTGGGAATGCACGCGATCGAAACACAATCTACCGGTGGCTGAATAATGGCATACCATCTCGCATCGACGACCTTTTTGGGATCTGCGGGATTTTGGATATCGATCCAGTGACATTACTTCCCTGGGACCAAGATTTTATGGAACGTCAGTTCGCCAAAGAACGGTTACGTATCCAAATAAATCCATCTCGGCGAACCGATCTTGCTCCTTTTGACGCGATTTTCTTGCCCGGTGTTCACTGGCCCAGCAATGAAGTGGCTCACTGCTTCTATGGAAGATCATGGACGGTTGAGGTCCGCGAACATTCTCCGTCTGTCGAATCAGGCGTTTATGCAGCTTTCGAGCTAAGCGTGGCCGCCGACCAAGCCACTCCTTTGGCATTTCACTTTGCTTGGCGAAGGACCGACGCTCGCGACCAGATGTGGCGGCCGTACGGCTCGGTGGTGCGATATTCCAACCAGACGCTGTTGGTTTCGGAGAGTGGTGATTTTCAATCGGTGAACGTCGAAATCGCCGCCGACCCAACAGTTGTGGAGACCTTTTACGGTGCAGGACCAGCGATGTTCAAGATAGCAAGTATTCACAGTTTCAATCTCTCAGTTCAGGTGCCATCTCAAGCACCGCAGGCCGTTCGTTTTGAGGCCTAGATATGCCCACCTCTCGAGAAACCATCCTCACCGCGCTGCACGCGCGGCTTTCGGCGCTGCCCGCCACCGCCCTGCGCGGTGAGGTGCTGCCCGAGCGCGTTCCGGCCGAGGGGCTGCTGATCCTGCGCGACGGCGAGCCGGGGGAGCCGGACGTCACGCTGTCGCCGCTGCGCTACCACTACCAGCACCGCGCCGAGATCGAGGCGGTCGTGCAGGGCGCCAGCCGTGATGCGGCATTCGACGCTCTGACCGGCAGCATCGGCGCGGCACTCGCCGCCGACCGCACGCTGGGCGGGCTCTGCGACTGGGTCGGGGCCGAAGCGCCACGGTCTGTCGATCTGCCGGTCGAGGGTGCGGCCAGCCTGAAGGCTGCCGTCATCCCGGTGGTGCTGCATTATTCGACAGACGATCCCTTGGCCTGATCAACCGGGTTTACGTCTTTGGTATAGGGTCGGGACCTGAACGTCCCCTCAACCTGCGCGCCGCTTTCGATGCTCAGGCTCTCATAGGTGATTTCGCCGGCCACCCGCGCGTCTAGATGCAAGGTTACCGTGCCACCCATGATCCGGCCCTTGAAACGCCCCTTGATGGCGATGCTGGCTGCTTGCAGTTCGCCTTCGACCTCGCCTGCCTCTTCGATGACGATCACTGATGCTTGCACGCGCCCTTTGACATAGCCAGGCAGTTCTACTGTACCGGGAAAATACAGTTCGCCAGTGATGCGCGAGCCTTCACCAAGGTGCGAGCGGTCACCGGACCCGGGCGCAGGGAACTTATCATCCGTCATTACACACTGCCTTTTTGAGATTTGGCCTCGCTCGAGGCCGACCAGCTTCAACATACAGGAGAAATTACCATGGCACGAGCTCAGGGGGCGCGGGCGCAGATGGCGCTTGCGTTCGAGACCACCTATGGCACGCCGCCCGCCAGCGGCTTCACCCGCATGCCCTTCGCCAGCGCGACGCTGGGTGCGGAGCAGCCACTGCTTAACAGCGAGCTCCTGGGTTATGGCCGCGATCCGCTGCCGCCGATCAAGGATGCGGTGACGGCGGACGGCAATCTGGTCGTGCCGATCGATGCGCAGGGCTTCGGGGTCTGGCTGAAGGCAGCGTTTGGCGATCCGACCACGACCGGCACCGATCCTTATACCCATGAGTTCCAGTCGGGCGCGTGGGTTTTGCCGAGCCTGTCGATCGAGACCGGCATGCCCGAGGTGCCGCGCTTTGCGATGTATTCGGGCTGCGTGCTCGACACGCTGAACTGGCAAATGCAGCGCTCGGGGCTGCTGACCGCGACGGCCAGCCTGGTGGCACAGGGCGAAAGCACCGCCACGGCGTCTGCCGCCGGCACGCTGGCCGAGCTGGCCCTGCAGCGTTTCGGCCATTTCAACGGTGCCATCACGCGCAACGGCACGGCGCTTGGCAACATCATCTCCGCCGAGATCACCTATGCCAACAATCTCGACCGGGTGGAAACCATCCGCTCGGACGGGCGCATCGATGGGGCCGACCCGTCCATCGCCGCGCTCACGGGGCGGATCGAGGTCCGCTTCGCCGACCAGGTGCTGGTGGACCAGGCGATCAATGGCGGGTCCTGCGAGATGAGTTTCGCCTACACGCTGCCCTCGGGCGAGAGCCTGACGCTGACCGCCCACGCCGTCTATCTGCCCCGCCCGCGCATCGAGATCGCAGGACCACAGGGCGTGCAGGCCACATTCGACTGGCAGGCCGCGCGGGACGCCACGCTGGGGCGGATGTGCACCGTCACGCTGATCAACAGCATCGAGGAGTATTGATCCATGCTGCGCCTGAACCTCGCCCGTGAGCCCTACTGGCTTGGCCTTGACCTGGGCGTGCGCGTCCGGGTCGAACCCCTGACCACCGCGCTGATGGTGGCCGCGCGCAGCGACCCCGCTGTGCGCGGCCTGCCCGAGGGCACCAGCGACGATGAGATCGCGGTGGTCTTCGGCAAGGTACTGGCCGAACGCGCGATCCTCGATTGGGAGGGCGTGGGCGATGCCGATGGCAACCCGACACCCGCGACGCCCGAGGGGATCGCGGCGCTGCTTGATGTCTGGCCGATCTTCGAGAAGTTCCAGATGGACTACGTCGCCAGGGGTCTGGAGCTGGAAGCGGAAAAAAACGCCTCCGCGCCCTCGCCGACTGGATCTACGGCGGGGGCGAAGGCTACTGCACGGCCTGCTCGGGGCCGTGCCCGGACTGCCCGCAAATCCTGAACGCGCCGCGCAGCCATGAAGGCTGGCAGGTCTGGGACCTTGCCGGGCGATTGGGCGGCCAGATCCGCGCGGTGCCCGGCGTGGTGCTGGGCTGGGATATGAGCGCGGCGCTGGCCATGGCGGAGGCGCTCGGGGTCGATCCCCGCGCCGCTGCCGAGTTCCTGCCGGTGATCGAGGCGGTGATGGCGCGGCATCTCAACGCGCTGATGGCCTCAGGCGACCGCGAGGGGTTTGATGTCTGAAACGTCGATGGTGTCGCGCGCCCGCGCGAGATCCCAGGTCCGCTGCAGGTTCATCCAGTATTCCGGTGTCGTGCCAAAGAACGTCGCGAGCCGAATTGCCGTGTCCACGGAGAGCGCGGTCTCGCCCTTGACCAGCCGCTCGATCCGCGTACGGGGCACGTGCAGGCGCTTGGCGAGCGTGATCGGGCTCATGTCGAGCGGCTCGAGATAAAGCTCCGACAGCACCTCGCCGGGGTGAGAGGGGTTCTTCATCAGTGTCATGTCGCGTCCTTTCGTCCTTCAATGATAATCGACGATCTCGACATCGACCGGTCCCTGATCGGTCCACACGAAGCAGATACGCCACTGGTCATTGATGCGCACCGAATGCTGTCCCGCCCGGTCGCCTTTCAGCTCCTCGAGGTGATTGCCCGGCGGAAACCGGAGATCCTCGAGGACCACGGCGGCATCGAGTGCCGACAGCATCGCCCGCGTTCGCTTGACCAGGTCGGCCGGGAAGCCCTTGCCGAACCGGTCTGCCACCGCGTTCGCCGCGCGCTTGCCCTTCGTGCTGACGATCATGGGAAGCATGTATCACGATATGATACATCGCGCAAGGGTGCCGCTGCGTTCGCATCGCTGACACGCTGCAAATCAAAGGCAAACTCATATGACCGAAAAACGCGTCAGCGTGCGCCTGTCCGCGACCGGCGGCCGACAGGTGAAGGCCGAACTGGAGGGCGTCGGGGAAGCGGGCAAACGCGGCTTTGGCCGTCTGTCGCGCGAGATGGAGGGCGCGAATGCCCGGCTTGCGGCCTTCGCGCGGCGTGCCCGTGTGGCCATGGCCGCCGCGGCGGTCGCGATCGCGGCTGCGGCGACGGCGATGATCCGGTCGGGCCTGCAGACGGTCGATGCGCAGGCCAAGCTGGCCGCCTCGCTCGACACCACAGTCGAGAGTATTCAGGTGCTGGAGCGCGCGGGTGATCTGGCCGGCGTGTCGATGGGCCAGGTCGAACAGGCCACGATGCAGTTGACGCGGCGGCTGAGCCAGGCCGCTGCTGGCACCGGCCCTGCTGCTGACGCGCTCGACCGGCTTGGCGTGTCGGCGGCCGAGCTGCAGGCGCTGCCGCTCGAC